ACTAAAATTAAATTGAAAGAAAATAGGAGGTACTGTACCACCATCTGTTTTATCTCCTACTAAATCATTTGTTCTATTATACTTACTAAAATGCGATGATGATGATGATAATGATATTGAAGGAGTTAAAGCAGTGTCCATAAATGCACTTGTTCCATTTGGCGTTGCTCCTGTACTTGCAAATGTCCAACCAGCAGTAAATGTTCCTGTAAAACTTGATGATTTAAGATTTTGCGCACACGCTGCGGCACTTGCGCCAACCATTGGGTAAATGGCTTTCATCTTTGTCCATGTACCGTTTGCTTTCATTGCAATAACCAATGTATTAACCGCCGTTTGTTCAGTACTTGTCAATGTACCTCCAGCCGCTGTAACACGGTTAAAGAATGCTTGAGCATCGGCATCAATTACAGTTAACGTCGCATTTGTCACCGTTGCCGCTCCCGTTACACTTGCCGCCACATTGTCAACCGTAGTTATTGCTGCAGCCGTTGTGCCTTGTCCTGTTATACTTGCCGCCAATGTTGCCGTTCTTGCTATAGTTGCATTTGTCACAGAGCCAGCAGCCATTAATGAAGATACAAATGTAACACCAATACCTGCCTCAACTGTTGTCTGTGCAGTTGCAGTCATTTCTGCAGATATAATCCTTGTTATTTGTGCGTCAACTGTTGTTTGAGCCGTAGCATTTAACTCGGCATTGACTGTATAGGATAATGTAGCATCTGCCGTAGTGTTAGCCGTAGCATTTGCAGCTGCGTTTACTGGTATGGTTAACTGTGCCGTACTTTGTGTGTTAGCCGTAGCAGTAGCACTTGCCTCAATCACTTTGGTAAGCGTAGCGTTTAATTCTGTCGTTGCGCTTGTGCTTGAACTACTTTCTAATGTAACTGTACGTTTAATTTCAGCCTCAACTGTGCCTAAAGCATTTAATATGGCATCGACACTAACAGAGCCTTGCGATATAACTTCAAGTACACTTGTAGTTGTAGCGGTAGCATTTAAACTTGATTGAACATATTTTACAATCGTAGCCGATGTGTTAAAATTGGCATTAGCAGCCATACTACTATCAATACTAATAACCTTTGTAAGATTTGCCGTTGTTGTGGCATTTGCCGCAACAGAAGAAGCAACGTCAATAATAAGTTGTTGACCACTTGTTAACGTAGCAATAGTAGAGGCTGATGCATTTGCTTGACAAACTAAGTATAATAACGAATTAACATTAGCAGATAAATTAGCAATTCCATTTATAGAAGAAGCTACATCTATAGTTAATGCATAAGAACCAGTATATGATGAACGATAAACACCGGTACAAAAAACAAATCTTCTATCGTTTGAAATGTCAATTTTTTCAATTTGATATAGACTATCTCTATAAACAAATCTTGAATCTGTTGTGATATTTTGATTATACCTTAAAGTAAAATTTATTTTTTGCTGAGTAACAATTTTATCAGCATCTTCTTCCTCAAATCCTGATTTATAATCTAAAGCAGTCCATAAAGTAGCAATGTTTGAATAGGTTTCACTTTGAAATCCACTATCAGATTGAGATATAACCCTGTTTTGCAGAATTACTCTTTCTCTCATTTTTCCAACAATTTCATTCTTATTATACCCAATCATATTTATACCTATTTAACATAACGTCAGTTGCAGTCGGCATTTTATGGACACTGTCTGCTCTATTGTCATACATAGAGGCAATCATTTTTAATACTGCTATCCTAATGTCTGAAGGGCAATCTGTAGCAACAGTTCCATATCCAGCAGTATATGTAATAGTTACATCATTTAATGACAAGTAAGTATCTGGAAAGTCTTGATCTACGGCTTCACCTATAATGCCTCTAAATGTATCTACCTCATATAAACTTGGCGATAATACTTGAGAAACACCATTTTCATCTAAATAAGTAATAGACGATACCGCAATACAAGGATATACTAACAATTTAATTACGTTTTCATAATCAGTTGCTACTTTGTAGCTTGATGGAAAACGCTCTAACTTTTGTACAATAGTTTTTGTAAGAGTAGATATATTTTGTCTTGATTCTACGGCTTGTCTTGCAGCCTTTAGCATTGTAGTAATAAGAGAGTCATCAGTTGAATCATCAACTTTCAAATAATTTTTGACTTCCGCAGATGTCCATAATTCATTTGTTTGATCAACTGTTACTCTCCAAATTTTCATCGCTTAATTGCTTTTTTAGGTTTTTCGCTAATCTTTGTTTCTATTACAGGATTATTTTCAGCTACAATAGGTTTATCTGTTAAGGATTCAGCTATTCCTGCTTTAATCAATTCCTTTGCCGTCATCTCATTTAATTCAGCCACATCCCCTTGAAAATAACCAAGGGAATGTGGTGAACCAGATGGCGATTGGATAAATCGCACCTTCATATTATGGATTTTTAGCTACAAAATACGCAGTATACTTAGTTGACTGTGTACCAACACCAGTTAAAACTAATCTATACTTAGTACCACCAATTAAGGCATCTTCATTGGACTGAACTAAACCATTTGTATTTAGTGTATCTAATGTAGCAACGCTGGTATAATCAGTAGAACTTGCCGCTTGTCTTACTGTAGGCAAAATGTATGTAGTGCCAGACAAGTTAGTAGCTACAATAGACCAATAACCGCTCCATGGGCTTAACAAGCTAACAGGAATAGTAATGGTGTCTATTTCAGTATCTGTGATTGTGTCACTTACTGAATAGCTATAAAAAGTGCTTGATGCATCATCATAGTTAGCATCAAGTGTCTTGCTTCGGTCGTTTTTAAATGCAGTCAATCCAATGGCAGCAAAAACAAACAAACCAATTAAAATATTCTTCATTTTATTAAGATTTATATACCAGTAATATCCGCATCTTTAATAGCGGCAAATGATTTAGCATGACGAACGGCAGAATCCCACCAAGAGTTAACTACAATGGTAACCAATGCATTTTTGCTTGATGAGTATGGATCAACCACAACATCTAAACCAGCCCATTGTCCAATTAACAATTCAGCAAAGTTTCCAAAAATTACTGAATGTAAATCAGTTCCACCACCTTTAGTTAAGTTACTTGGCACTTGTGTAGAAACATAAGCACGGTATCCGTTTAACAAGTCAGTTCTAACTCCTTGTTGTCCAACTGGTGGCGCACCATCATTCCAAACAAACTGAGCAGTACCACTTGCTTTCTCAGTATTCTTTAAGAAACCTCTTACACCAGGTGTAGTAAGGTAAGCTAAAGTACCAAAGTCAGCATTATCGGTAGCCAAAGCAGTTTCAAGGTCAATAATATGCTTGTATGTCAAAGGACCACCATCAGTACCGATTGCAACCGAACCAATACCAGCAGTATTTAAAATACCAAAGAATGGTTGTGTTGAATTATCGCCATTAATCAAAGCATAATCTAATGCTCTGTTAACTGCTTCGCTCAAACGATTTCTTACAAAATTCTCAACGTCAATAGATGATTGAACAAGTAATTGCTTTGAAATATCAGTAAACGCACCCAAACGATTAGGTGACATACTAATTTTATCAAAAGTTGGACTTGTCTCATCATTGGCAGAGTTTTCAGTTTCCCAAACCGCAGTAGCCGCAGCATCATTACGAGGAAAATCTAAATTACCAGTCAATCCTGTAAGTAAGGTTGCACCAGCTTGAATAACTGCCAATCTTGGGTCAAGGAATGGAATCAAATCACCCAAAATAGTTGGTACAGTATTACCACCAGCAACCGCACTCGTAGCAGTCATATCTCTCTTCTCATTCTTTACAATCATCTTAGGAATGTAAAGATTACCCGAAGCAGAGATACCAGCTTGTTTAAATTCTCTTTCAGCCTCTTGGTGCATCTCTAACTCTAAACCATCAAGGTTTTTGTTATTAGCAATAAGATTAGCTGCTCTAAGGAATGAATAACCTTTTTTAACTCTTTGCTCATCGTTAACTTTGTTTTCGTTAACTTTTGTTGCAGGAGTAGCCATTCTTTTAGTTTCGGCCTCAATCATCAAATGATTATCAATATCATTCTCCAAATTGGTAACCTCTGTCCTAATCGTGTTTAACTTTGACCTTTGATCGTCATTGGCATTTGCACCCAATGTTTCGATAGCAGAAATCAAAGTGCGCATTTCTTCTATTTTAGCGGAACGCGACTGTTTTAATTCATCTGATTTCAACATTTTAATAATTTTTTAATTTGTTTAAAAATTCAACAAACTCATTGAAATTGCATTCCGCTTTTTCATTTTGTTGAATATAATTTTCCATACTACGAGCAGCAACAGTAGTGTTTGGGTTAGCCGGATAAGTTACTGGCGAAACATCATACACCTTGTCTATTCTTGTAATAATCCTTTTCATTCTACCTTCTTTCATTTGCCAATTATCTCCATTTTCCTTTAATGAAAAAGCAAAAGATGATTGGTAAATGTCACCTCGTTTAATTAATTTCATTACATCTTCGGCTGCATTTGTTTCTGGAGGATCAATGGTGTATACCAATGAATTACCATCCCTTTTTATTTGCAGCGTGTTGTTTTTAACCCTACCAAGCACAATGTTTTGGTCGTGGTTAAATAAAGCAGCAGCTTCAGAAAAATCAGCTTCGTTAAAAGCATCCATATCAATTTCCTCGTCAAAAGAACCCATGTCATAGGATCTGTTCAAGGAAGATGCAATTCCAATTATTTTTCTTTCCTCTGCATTACTCTTAAACTCAATATTAAAATATCTTCTTTCCATTTGGTTATTATTTGACCTATCTTCCATTATTTTATTAGCCGTTCTTTCTGCCCAAGGTAACATACTTGAACCACCCCAAGCATCATACATAATAGAACCGCATATCTCATTGTCGTTTTCATCAAAATACTTTCCTTGGTCATACACTTTAGCACGACTTAAAAAGCTATATGTGCGTATCACTTCATCATCACTTAATGATTCTCTTCCGCTTAACTGCCTTGCTCTTGTCCATCCTACACTTGTACCGCATTGAGATCCATTATCTTCTTTATGCTTCAAAGCTTTCTTTGCTGCATTAGTTGCTGATTGTGGATAGTTTTTATATGGCATTACTCTGCATTTTGAGTTTTAGGTTCTCCAGCAGGAACTTCCCTACTGTTAGATGCTAATGGCATACCAAACTTATCACCGCCTTCGTATGGGTTAAATCCTTCAAGATTTCTAATTTCATTAGGAGCAATGGCTCTAATATTGTAAAGTTTAGTGTAAAACTCTGCTCTTGCCATAACATCACCACGGTACAATTCGTCAAGATCTAATTTAACGTAGTATTTACCCCAATCTTTTTGTGGAAATAGCTTTGTGTTAAATTCATTTTCAATTCGCTTAGTCCAGGCTCTTAAAGTGTACTGAACAAATATTCTGTTTAATATCTCAATGTTGGTTGTAGATATATTATTGTTTCCTAAAAGCAAAAAACCTGGAACACCAGTAAGATTAGATATATCCTCAATAGTTAATTTTCTTGCGTCAATATCTGCTGCTTCTAACCTTGAGGCAATTGGCTTAAACTTAAATCCAGCCTGTAGGAAGGCTACACCCTGTTGATTGTTAGGTCCGGAGTGTTTATCTGCCCAAGACTTCTTAATTACATTTAACTGATCTTCGTTTAAGATTAAATCTGTTTCAACAGTTCCACTTAAATTAGTTCCTTTAGCATAAATGTCAT